TGTGACAGTCGTTTGGAAGTTGATAGGCGTATAAACCTTCAGGTGATGTAACACCGCTCAACGGCTGCAACTTCACATACTTCCGGGCGAACGACCAATCAAATTTGGCTAGAAGGTAGTCTCTGGTAAAGTCGAAGAATACGTCCGCCATTCTCGCTCGTTTGTTCTTCTCTGAAAAACTACGAATAGCGTCAGCCCCTAACGTAGCTAGAGCGACATTACAGATTTCTATCTTCGAGACAGCCATTACAGCACCTTATTGAGATCCACGTTGTCAATATCCCGATATCGGCTATCAAGCAAGAGATCGACAGTTTTTTCTTTGCCGCGATTCCTTGCTTTTTTGTCGTATCGCTTCTCTATAAAAGCCTTCAATTCATCAAGGTCATACTCGGCTTCCCGCAACTCCTGCTCTTGCGCAGTGTCAAAATCTACCGGCCCCGCCTTCTTACCCTCGATAGCCCTAAAATGATTTGGAACCTTTTTAAACTCTTCTACCTGACCGGCAGAAAAATGTTGTGGCCTGCCTTCCGTGTTTCTTATGTAACAGTCCCTGACACATACACATTTCATACTAGCCTCCTTTTATAAACTACCCCCGGCACCATTGCCGGGGGTAGCTGGTTATCACCTTTTCCTAAAAGAAAAGGTTATACATTGGTCTGGACACCCGGCAGGACAATTCCTGCTGAGTAAGAACCCGCCGACACCGAGCCAACCAAGGCTATGGTGACGTACCGCAACACACTCGAGGGTAACTCAAATTCAACCGTATCCCCTATTGCGGGGGGCGGAGTAATCGTCAGAACTACCTCATCTGCGGGAAGAACAGCCGCATCAAGTACATTAATAGCGGTACACGCGGTAAGTGTTGCTTCTGTCGTGAAAAAACACTTAATGGGTTCACCGGGACCGGGGCGAACTGCGCCCAGATCGATTGTTTCTGGAGTCCCGCCGTAGGCAAGACTGTCAGCGAACATGGTTTCATTATCAAGAATCATATCTATCTCCTATGAAATTAAATTTGTGTAATGATTTCAGCTATAGCTCAAACCTATTAAGTCAAGATAGCTTCAGTTTCGAGGATCGCGTTGCAGCCACGAACCGGAATACCACGGAAAGAGAGAACTTCCTTCCCGAAAACGTTGGCGTAACCGAGGGCGGCGTTAGCCTTCTCGACGGCAGCGATATCCAGCATCGCCAGAACGCCGGGGCTTGCGTAAAAAATACCGCGTCGTCCCTGCGGCACGGTGTACATCGCCTTAATCATGGCGTAGTACAGACCCTGCTGGTCGGCGGTGGTGAGCATCGCGGAGAGATCGACGTTAGCGATACGAACGATGTAGCGCCAATCTCTTACACACATACCCATCTTCCACTGGTAGTGAGTCCGGTAGCCCTGAAAGCGACCACCATCGTCATCAAACAGCGTGTCTTCACCGAGGTCTTGGGCTTTCATACCCACCTGAGATCCTTTCGGATAAATACCATGAACGGTATCCTCACCCCAAACGATGTACCAGACCGATGTTTCAACATCAGCACTGTCGCCAGTGGCGCTGATAACGTGATCCAGATAGTTCGAGTTTACCTGAGAAGTCGGCTTGGCGTTCTCGGAAGCATCACCGAGAGAAGCATACCGAGGGGCCAGACCGAGAAAACGCTCGGGGTAGGCACCAGTATCGCCGTAGAAAATGGTGGACGCCATTGTGTTGGACATGGCCTCGATGTGCGGGATGTCCTCGGACATACGCCATTCGGCGGTATTCCCGTTGAGCATGGCGAGGTCTTTGTCCACTTCGCCGTAATCCTCAAGCATGCCGATGGTGTCATCGACCTGTGCGGTGAGGGATTTGGTCGGCTTGACACCGTAGTTCAGCTTACGCCAAACAGGGGTCGGAAGACCGGATCGAATTGTGGTACGGTGACCGGTGGGCAAGTTACCCTCTACCATCGGGATGTCCTGAAGGATAGGGTTGTACTGCTCCAGCAGTTCCGCGATTTTTGCTATGGATCCATCGGGGTCCATGCGCTTCGTCAGATTTACGAGATTCGGATATTCCGAACCTGTCATTGGGGTATAAGCCATTTTTTAAATCTCCTATTGTTTACTTGGGTGGTTTGCACCGTACATCGCTTGGGCCGCTGTTTTCTCGCCCGGGCTGCGCGGTACGGCGGATTTCAAAAAACCTCCTTCTTGCATCGATTTTCCGATGCTATAAAGGAAATCGAGTACGTCGGGGTGATTTCCCCACCCCGAAGTCGTAAGCGCCTCAAAGAGCTTACCCTCGGGGTCGTTTTGTCGTAGTGCAGCTCTCGCCAAACTCAACCTTGTTTTAGCGTCAGCTCCCCACTTCTCAACGTGGGCTTCCCCTTTTTTTAAAAGCGCCTGTTGCTCGGTCTGTTGCATACCGTGCAGGTATCCCCCGAACTGCTGCAAAGTTGCATTGAGTTGCTCCTGTGTGAAGCCATGCTCGTTTGCAAAAGTTCTAAGGTTGTCGGGCGCTCCTTCAGGCAGCTCGTACTCGTTCGGTTTTGGCACCACCCGCGCTTCGGACTCGTCCCCATCCTGCGGGGGAGTCTCTGCTGCTGTCATGCTCTCCGGTTCTGTACCTTGCTGCGTATTGCCTTCATCTGTAGTTACTGCTTCGTTTTCTACCGGCGCAGCAACATCTGGTTCAATCGTCGGTTCCGTAGTCTGTGTCGGTGTAGGTTCCGTCGCTGTTTGTTTCTCGGCCATCTCTGTTTACCTCTAGGTCTTGTTTAGCAAGTATCAAACGCCCGTATATTGTTGGGTCTGCTTCCTCAAGGAAATGCAGTATTTGCAACCCAATGGAACGTTTGCCCTCATTGTAAAATGTTCGGGAGTTCCCTGTAAAGGCGTCGCTGTAAATATCACAAAGGGAAAGTATGTGCCAGATAACATCTTGTCCATATGAGGTTTTGAGCAGTTCTCGCATATTCTCCAGTAGGACACCGTATTCTTTTTCCTCTTGTGTCTTTTTTCGAGCCATTACATCATACCCATATTACGTGCTATCTGTTGAGTTTCCAGCTGCTTCAACCCCGCTTCGGCCTGTGTCTTCTGGGCGTCCGCCATTTCTTTATTCATCTGAGCTTGAATAGCCTGCTCCTGCATCTGCTGCTCCTTCTGCTGCTGGGCCTTCATAGCTTCAGCACGTTGGGCGCGAATCATGTCTACCTGCTCCTGCGGCCTCAACACACCCAGCTGTACGCCGGTTATATTCGCATATTCCCGGGCAGCTTCGTCAACATTGATGTTGTCGAGAATAGATTGGTCGAACTGTGCAGCTTGCCCAACAAACGCCATGAAAGAATTTATGCCTTGCAGTGCTACCGAACGCTGTGCTGTGGCTAACGGGGAGATAAGACGTATCTCGTAATCCCCCGCCAACTCTGCCAGCGCCGGGTCAAGCATCGGCATCTGCTCCTTACGAAGCATTATGTTAAAGCACCGCTCAATAACGGGTTGCAGAAATTCATGCTGGAGTCGTTCGATAACTGGTCCGAGACGGAGCATCTTTTCCTGCTCTCTGGCATTGACCTCAGTTGCCTTATATGGGGTTGCGTTTGGATCTCTTGCGGCAGTAAGGAAAATGTCATTAAAGAAGTTTCGTTGAATTCGCTGCTCCACACGTTCGACCGCTGCGCTAACTCCATTAAAATCGAATCTGACTTGGTAGAGTTCATTGATCGTTTCCTGTGAGTTGGCGTAGTAGTTGTAACCCCCCGGAAGTGTGTTGGTCTTCCCCCTCATCCGCGCCGGTACATTCAACGGCGGGTTGATCGTTTTGTGGGTTGCCATCAAAAAAGCCTTCTCCATCTCCTGAAGCCGCTTTATATCCGGTAGCGCCCGAGAACCCGGGCCTAGGCCGTAGTCGTCAGAACCTATTGTGTTCCATCGAGCTATCGGGTACGGGAACTCATAAAAACCATCGGTCATAATAGGAGCTTCTTGGGTGGGGTAACCTTTTTGATTACCACCCGTCTGCATCGCGAAGAAGTCCCGGGTATATGGTTTACCGTTATTTGTCTCTTTACGAACACACTCAAGAACAGATACGTCAACCTTGTCTACCGTATTATCGTTCTTCTCAACAGCTTTCTTCCATTCTTTAGAAGCAGTATCAGGAAAACGTTGAACGAACTGCCGCTTAGTCATAAAAATGACACGGAAATACTGATCCGGTCTACCATCGGCCCCCACCGAGAACACGTACTCCCCGGCGGTAAGCAGCTCAAAACGGAAAGGAACATCATCATCATGCGTGTCGTGACCAACATACATGTTCCCAGTTCCAAAACCGGCGTATTCTATATAGAAGGAGTTTATGACAGCGTAAAAATTGCTGGCATGCAGTGCGTCGTGGAGCCGCCTCTCGCACTCTTGTAACCAGCCTTTAAGAACGTCGATAGCCTGCAGATCGGGGCGCGACCACTCGAGTGAGAACCACGGACGACTAGGACTTGTAAGCCCACCGTGCATGCCGGAAGTCAAAACATACAGCGCATCTTCTGCTACGGTATTTATAACCTTGGGGCTGGTAAGTTTCCTTTTTGTGGGCTTGCTCAAACGGGAATATATACCCCGCCCCGGCAACAGAAAATCGCTTATTTGTTTCCATTCCTGAGCCGTGTAAGTTGCGTACGCTTTGCTATAATCATACTTCATTTAATCACCCGAGAGTACAGAGCCGCCAACATTGGGTTCTTCTTCGTCCAACAATGGTGAAGTAAGAACTGTGTCAAGCCTGCTCTTCCGAAGTATTTGGGTGCGGTTATAATCCGCAGACGCTTTCTTAGACAGCTGTTCCTGCTTCCCTGTCCAATCTATTTCAGGGTTGCGATATATCTCGGGCAGCTCCATGTTGGCGCTCATATTTAGCAGCATGTTTTCCTGCATTGAGTTCTGCATGGCTTCCTGCTGCTGCATTGCTTGCATCATGGAGTTCTGCATACCCTCCATAATGCCCCCCATCATTTCCTGCATCATGCCCATCATCCCGGCTATCTCACCAGAGTTATCAGGCATATACGGCATCGGCGGTGCCTGTTGTGAGGAAGAAGAACCTCCTTTCCCAAAAATGTCTCCTATGAAACCCATAACTATTCTCCTAGTAAGGTTTGTGCGCCGCCGAGTAGTTGCTCTTCTTCGTCCTGCAGGAGAATTTTTGGTTTCTGCCCAACCCCTGCAGAAACTTGCTCCTCACCACCCGCCTGACCTTTTACCTTACTAGCGTCCCCGCGAGTTATGGTGAAGCCTTTGAAGCCCGCAGGGTTCCCCCACTGCTTCATAAGGGCTTCGAGCTGCCCCTGCTCGCCTTCACCCCAAACAGACGCAAAATAGTCACTTATGCGCTTGGTTTTTATTTCGTCAGTAAACTCATAGTCAATACCGAGTAGCTTGGCGTTGGCTATCTCTTGGTTGATCTGTGAGTTTATATAATCTGTGGATGATCCCGCTGCGTCCATGTAAGCCGCGTACAGCTGATCCCGCTGATTCTGTCCTGCGATGCGCTGCCGCTCGGCTTCCTGCTGCCTTAACGCCTCTTGCTGTTGTTTCATCTGGGCATCAAAATCCACACCGCTGTCTTGGGCTGAAGGTATGTGGGGCATAGCCATGTGCGGCATTTCAAACCCCCCGAAATGGGGAGTGTGTACTTGTTGGACCGACTTCTGTCCTGACAACCACGACTGTAGCGCAGAGTCATGCCCGTAAGGTATCTGCCCAGTTATGTCGTTCCACTTCTGCCCCGAAGCCCCCGCTGCATAAGCCTGCTGGTTTATCTGGTCTATACTCGGCCCTGAAGAACCACCTTTTCCGCCCATTTTAATCTCCTACCACCAAGAGTCGTCTGAATCACC